TGTAGATACTGATAAAGATACAGTTGTCGTACATGATAACGCAACTGTAGGAGGACACCCCCTTCAAAAACAATACCCAGCTCTTGGTAGTGCTGCTGCTCCTACCTATACTTTTAATGGTGACACCAACACCGGCACCTACTCCCCCGGCGCAGACCAAGTTGCAATTTCGACTAATGGCACTCAGCGCCTACTCATCGAAGCCGATGGCGACATCAACATTGATAGCGGTGGTGTGTTTTATGACGCTACCAATAACAGACTAGGGATTGGCACTACGAGTCCTGGCTCTGCACTTGAGGTAAATGCAACAGCACCTGTCATTACCATCAACTCAGCAGCCGCAAATGCATCAAGCATCGAGTTTAAGCAAGCTGGGACACTTTACGGTCGCGTTCGTTTTGATGGAAATAATTTTGATATTGGTAATTTGTATGGTGGCGGCGCAACAATTATCAATGCTGGAAATGCCGAACGCGCCCGCATCGACAGCTCGGGCAGGCTCTTAGTTGGCACGTCTACTGCATCTGGCAATAACAAACTCCAAGTCAGCGGCGCCGCCACTCTTGATAATTTTGTTGCCGGTGGCGGTGGAAGTAATAACATAAATATCGGCAATTCAGCAAATTTCCAAAATAGAACAACGGGTTATGGAAATGTTGCAGTTGCTTTGGATGCTTTCCCAGATTTAACCACTGGCTACGAAAATGTAATCGTAGGATACCCTCAAGGCGCTGGAGGTTGGAATATAACGACGGGATATTACAATAGTTTTTATGGGATCAGAGCCGGAGAGGTTGTAACGACCGGCATTGGAAATATCTGCATTGGGTATTATGCAAACCCGTCTGCTAGTAGCGCAACTAGTCAAATTGTTATTGGAACATACGACTCAACAGGCAAAGGTAACAACACAGGTTTTATCAACCCAAATGGTGGCGGAGTTTACCAAGGCAACAACTCTTCTTCTTGGTCTACCACTTCTGACCGCCGCCTAAAAAAGAACATTGTTGATAACACCGAAGGACTTGACATCATCAACCAAGTTCGGGTTGTCAATTTTGAGTACCGTCTGCCAGAAGAAATTGAGGAAACTGAACTCCAAAGTCAGGCACTTGTAAAACGCAATGAGGATGATGAAGTCACTGGTTTGCAAGGCACTAAACTTGGCGTTATTGCTCAGGAGCTGCAGCAAGTCTGTTCAGATTGCGTAAGGGAAGAAACCACAGGTGTTCTTTCTGTGGTAGACGACAACCTGTTCTGGTACATGGTTAACGCTGTTAAAGAACTTTCTGCTCAAAACGCTGCCCTTGAGGCTCGCCTTACCGCACTTGAAGGCGCGTAGTCCTACTCACTAGTCCCTCTCACTGAGCCTACCGATCCCGGTGGGCTCTTTTTTTTTTACACAAACACACCTCTCTAATCATGTCAGCACTGGTCAATTAATGATCCGCTATTGATGCATGTTCAGCGACGAACCCCGGTTCGTCCTTCCTTGGCACGATAGAGAACAGATAACCATCTCCTGGGATACAAGAGGCCCCCTCGCGGGGCCTTTTTTAATGCCTGTTGAATCCCAACCAGTTGGTGCCTATGCCCGTAAGTGGTTCAACAAGCAGCTTGACAAGCTAGAGGATTACCTTCCGTTTGATTTCAAGGTCAAGAAGGACAACCGCCCGGCCGACATCCGCCTCTCGGTGGTCGGGGAGATACAGCTAGAGGGGCTGGAGCTAGGACCTAATGAGTATGTGTCTGGCCTGATCATCCCCAACGAGGGCTATCACGGCCTAGCACTCCGCTTTGCTCCCTATACACAGCAGCAAAGGCATACAGCTCTCCACGAGTTGGGTCACGCCTTTGGTCTAACCCACCCTGGTGAGGGCGGAGCTGATCCTAACTACACCACGGCAGACACCATCATGTCCTACAACGTGACTAACCCGTCTCCGTGGTTTAGGCCTGCTGATCTACAGCGGCTGCAGGAGATCTGGGGTCACGACAGGAAGGACATTGATCCAATTACAGGAATTAGATACAATGAGCTTCCTAGCTAATGCTATCCCATATCCCCAACTGACAGGAGCTATTGTCATTGATTGGGTAAAGAACCAACTTTGTGATGAAAAGGTCACTGAGATCGACGCTGCACTCGATGCACAAATTGCTGAAAAGCTTACTTCTACAACTTCTACTGGAGTCCCCTGGTAACTCTTACCTATAGGTAAACATCATGATCACCATTCTTGGCATCAAAGTGTCCTATGAGGCACTTGCATTCTTCGCTCTTTTCATTGGCTCCGAGATTATCGGTGCTTCTAAACTGCGTGAAAACAGCATTGTTCAAGTCCTGCTGCGTGGCATCGAGGCAATCAAGCCTCACCGCACTGAGGATGACAAAATCCAAAGCATTAAGGATACCCTCAAGTAAACATCATGGTACTGCTCGACGTTAAGCAGTACTACCTCCAAACAGACAGTGCTACCAGGCACGGAGATCGGATGTGCTTTAGCTCTACGTGTGCTATGGCCATCAAGTATCTCCGTCCTGATGCGCTGCTTGGTAGTAATGCAGATGATGATTACTTGAGAACAGTTCTCAAATACGGTGATACAACGCAATCCACCAGTCAAATCAAAGCTTGTCAGCAGTACGGTGTTCTTGCTACCTTTTACCAGAAAGGGACAAAGCAAACACTCCTCAATGAACTCAAAGCTGGCTATCCAGTAGCTGTTGGTATCCTCCACAAGGGACACGTATCCAATCCTGTTGGTGGTGGCCATTGGATGCTGTTGATTGGTGACGACGGAGAACACGGTATCTTCCACGATCCATACGGTGAGATGGATAACGTCAACGGTGGCTACGTCACTGTTGGTCGTGGTGGTAAGAGCGTTAAGTACACCTGGCGTAACTGGCTAAAGCGTTGGGAAGTAGAGGGTCAAGGGACTGGCTGGTTCATGACATTCCGCTCTACCCAGCAAACACGTCCCATCACTACCTACGACAACACCTGGCAGGGAGTGAAAGCTGCTGCAAAGGATGCTGGAGCTAAGTATCCAGAGGTTGTCGCTGCTCAATGGGCACTAGAGAGCGGATTTGGGAAGCATTTCTCTGGTAAATGGAACGCATTCGGGTTGAAAGGTTTAGGTGGTGAGCGTGAAACCAAAGAGTTCATCAACGGTAAATGGATCACCATCCGTGCAGGGTTCATTGACTTCCCAGATCTCCAGACTTGTGTCTCCTACCTTGTAGAACGTTGGTACTTAGACTACAAACAATATAAAGGCGTCAACCGAGCAGTATCTCGGGAAGACTGCGCACGTCTTCTGCAAAAAGAAGGCTATGCAACTGATCCATCCTACCCCGAGAAACTTATTCGATTAATGAACGAAAATGGCTAGTACCACTTACAACATTACACCTGGTAGGTACGATAGAGAACTACCTGTTTCAACTAAAGTTCACTTTAAAAGCTCTGCTAACAGCACAAATGCAACATCAGTAAAAGCTAGTCCTGGTACAATCTTTAACCTGATTATTCATAACACCCACAGCGGTGGTGGAGCTGGAGCTTCAATTGCTTTTAGGTTGTACAACAAAGCTACGGCACCTGTTGTAGGTACAGATGTACCGATGATTATTATTCATATACCTTCTGGCTCTTCTAAAGAACTTAATTTTACTAGCGGCATTACATTTACTACAGGCATTGCTTATTCTATTACAGAAGGCGATGCTTTGCTTGATGCAACTGCTGTAGATGCAGACGGTGTTCAGCTGTATATGGGGTACATGTAATGGTTGAAGCAGGTGTAGCAGCAGGTATTGCTCTTCTTACCGCCATTGTCTCTGTACATAACCGTCTACATAGCAAGATCAGCGATGTTGATAGCCGTGTAGACAAGGTAGAACTCCGTGTAGCTGAGCACTACGTACAAAAACAAGAGCTATCTACTGCTCTTCAAAAGATGGAGGATCACATGATCCGCATTGAAAACAAATTAGATCAAATTGTCCTTAGACATGGCTAACAACAAAGCTACTGAGGATATGTTTAACGAGTTACACAACCTCGTTACTACTGAATTCCTCAAGAGAATTAAGAGTGGTGAAGCAACTGCTCAAGAACTTAAAGCGGCTTGTGATTGGTTAGCTAAAAATGACATCAGTGGGGTTGCCTATGACGGTAACCCTCTTGATAAACTAGCTAACGTCCTCCCTAAAGTAG